TTTCTGGTCATTTGGATAAACTACTTGCATTTTTTATTTGATTGATGTAGAATAGAGTTTCTTGTAAACTTTTTCTTTTCGTTATGTCTGTTTTTATTGATAGAACCTTTCTGCTGAGGGTTTCCCCGAAGCTTCAAAAATTCACCACAAAGAAGCCTGATCTGTACAATTTCAGGTGCCCTCTTTGTGGTGATTCCACAAAAAACAAAACCAAAGCCCGTGGTTATGTTTACCGCAAAAAGAACGACTATTTTTACCGATGCCACAATTGTGGTGCATCCACTTCCTTTTACAATTTTCTGGAAAAGGTTGATTCTAGTCTAGTTAAAGAATATGCACTAGAACGATACAAGAACGGCGAAGATGGTAATCAAAACTACCCAAAACCCGATTTTGAAGAAGTAAGAGAAAAGCCAGTTTTTAAAAAGAAATTGGATTTGCCTTGTATTGCTGATTTGCCTGATGAACATTATGCAAAAGTGTATGTTAACAACAGGAAAATTCCCGAAAGTAAGTATTCAAATCTTTATTATGCCGAAGACTTTAAAAAGTTTGTGGAATCCTTGAATATTGAAAAAGATGGATTGAAAGATGAAGATCCGCGACTAGTCATACCATTTTATGATGAAGAAAAGAATTTGGTAGCATTCCAAGGTCGAGCTCTTGGTGAATCCAAATTGAGATACATAACTGTAAAATTGACTGATGAAAATCACAAAATCTTTGGTCTAGATAACATCAACAAAGAAGAATATGTTTATGTTGTTGAAGGTCCGATTGATTCGTTGTTCCTAGAGAATGCAGTTGCAACAGCCGACTCAAATTTGACGGCTGCCGCGAAACATATTGATAAAAGCAAAGTAGTTTTGGTTTATGATAATGAACCAAGAAACAAAGAACTGCACAAGCAAATGGATAAGGCCATTGAAGAACATTATAATGTTGTTATCTGGCCAGAAATGATTGAAGAAAAAGATATTAATGATATGGTCTTGGCTGGTTTTTCACCAGAAGAAATTCAAGATATTATAAGTAAAAACACCTTTGTAAATTTGAGAGCAAAGATGGAATTCGTAAATTGGAAGAAAACATAATGGAGAAAATGAATGAAAGTAACTTTAATTAATTATTCGCAAGGTCCTTTTGAAAACATCATGGGAGTAGATGTACCATCCAAGAGAAGTCTTTTGGATCAGGTCGCATACTGTGCCAGGGTTTCGAATCCGTCTAACCAAAACAACACCGAAACATCGGAGAAACTAGTTCGTTATCTGATTAAGAACCAACACTGGTCGCCGTTGGAGATGGTTTCCGTTTGTTTGGAAATTGAAACTACACGTGATATTGCACGACAGATTCTCCGCCATCGTTCGTTTTCTTTTCAAGAGTTTTCACAACGTTATGCAGATGCTTCGCAACTCGGATTCGAAACTCGTCAAGCAAGATTGCAAGATTTGAAGAATCGTCAGAATAGTGTCGAAACTGATAATTTAGCACTTCATACTTGGTGGGAAAATTACCAGAAAGAAGTTATTAGAGTTGCCGGTGATGCATATCAGTTCGCATTAGATAAGGGTATTGCAAAAGAACAAGCTCGTGCCGTTTTGCCAGAAGGTATTACGAAATCAAGAATGTACATGAATGGAACACTGCGTTCTTGGGTTCACTATATACAACTCCGCAGCGCAAACGGAACACAAAAAGAACACCAAGAAGTTGCTCTTGCCTGTGCAGATGCAATTGAACCGATTTTTCCAATGATCAAGGAGTATGTGAATGAACAGCCGTAAAGATGTAAAAACATTCATGGATGCATGTGATCAGAAAGAAAGAGGTTTTGGTAATCAATCTGAACTATATCTTGATCTTGTTGTTGAAGAATTCAAAGAATTGATGGCAGCTTATGCCAATCGTGATATCGTTGAAGTTGCCGATGCGTGTGCGGATTTGAAATGGGTGATTGAAGGCCTAGAGATCACCCTAAATTTACCACAACAAAAGGTGTGGAATGAAGTTGCAAGGAGTAATCTGGCAAAAATCTCTCCGAACGGAAAAGTCCTGAAGAGAGAAGATGGAAAAGTTTTGAAACCAGATGGTTGGACTCCACCAGACATTAAAACAATACTAGAAAAATAAGGTGTAATATATGGAAGAATATCTAGGCATTAGTATCAATTTAGAAAGAGATGGACTATTTGACGAACTTGGAATCAAAAGACTTAAAGAATCTTACATGCGAGAAGATGAAGTCTCACCACAACACAGGTTCGCATACGTATCCAAAGCTTTCGGAACCGATGTGGCTCACGCTCAGCGTCTATATGAGTATAGCAGTAAACATTGGTTATCTTATAGTACTCCTATTCTTAGTTATGGGCGCAGTAAGCGTGGCTTACCTATCTCATGTTTTCTCAACTTTATTGAAGATACTGCGGAGGGTCTAGTTGACAATCTTTCTGAAACTAATTGGCTGTCTATGTTTGGCGGTGGTGTTGGTATCGGCTTCGGGATACGTTCGGCGGATGATAAATCTACTGGCGTTATGCCGCACCTCAAGATTTACGATGCATCGAGTTTGGCTTATCGCCAAGGCCGTACTCGCCGTGGAAGTTATGCTGCTTACCTTGATATTAGTCATCCTGATATTATTCCCTTCTTAGAGATGCGTAAACCAACGGGTGATCCAAACGTAAGATGTTTGAATCTACACCATGGTATTAATATCTCGGACAAATTCATGCAAGTCATTGAAAACTGCATGTTGGATCCACAGGCGAGTGATGATTGGGAGTTGATTGACCCAAATACAAAAGAAGTTCGTGAAGTTGTTTCCGCTAAACATATGTGGCAACAGATTCTAGAACTCCGTATGCACACAGGCGAACCATACATTCATTACATTGACACAAGTAATCGTCATCTGCCACAATGGTTAAAAGATAAAGGTTTAAAGGTACATCAATCGAACCTTTGTTCTGAAATTATTCTTCCCACTAATGAAGAACGCACAGCTGTGTGTTGCCTCTCTTCTTTGAACTTGGAGTATTATGATGATTGGAAAGATAACGAACTATTTCTTCGGGACGTTGCGGAGATGCTCGATAACGTTCTTCAGCACTTCATTGATAATGCTCCTGACAGCATATCACGCGCAAGATATAGTGCTAGCCGTGAACGCTCTATCGGTATTGGTGCCCTCGGTTTTCATGCTCTTCTACAAAAGAACAATGTTGCCTTTGAAGGTGTAATGGCGAAAGTATTAAATAATAAGATTTTCAAACATGTTAGGGAGAAACTAGATGAAGCAAATCTTCAACTCGGTTTGGAACGCGGTGAAGCACCCGATGCTGTGGGCACTGGCAAGCGTTTCAGTCATCTTATGGCTATTGCTCCAAATGCTTCTTCGTCTATCATTATGGGAAATACTAGCCCTAGTATTGAGCCTTATCGTGCTAACGCTTACCGTCAGGACACTCTATCTGGCTCATTTTTAAATAAGAACAGATATTTGGACGCTTTGCTTCGCGCAAGATTGACGGGTGAAGAATATGCTGATGCATGGTCGTCAATTATTGCTAATGATGGTTCTTGTCAACATCTAAGTATGTTGGATGAAAACGAAAAGGCTGTGTTCAAAACATCCATGGAAATCGATCAACGTTGGGTAATTGAACATGCAGCCGATAGACAAGTATTCATCGATCAGGCACAATCACTCAATCTGTTCTTCCGCCCAGATGTGAATATTAAATATCTACATGCCATTCATTTCTTGGCATGGAAAAAAGGCCTGAAAACTCTATACTACTGCCGTAGCGAAAAACTAGCCAAAGCCGATAAGGTTTCGAAAAGAATTGAGCGTGAAGTTATTAAAGAACTTGACATGAACGCTATTGCTCAAGGTAACGAATGTTTAGCTTGCGAGGGATAAAATGAAAAAACTATTACTGACACTATTATTTGTTCCGTTAATTGCATTCGCACAAAAAGAAAAGGCCGGTGTCACATACGATGTACTACTCACAAGAGTCATCGATGGCGACACCGTAGCCTTTCAAGCCAACTGGCTGCCTGACCCTCTTAAGAAAGAGTTGTCAATTAGAGTCTTTGGAGTCGATACTCCAGAAAAAGGACATAGAGCTAAATGCCCACAAGAAGATGCAAGAGGTCAAGCAGCAACACAATTCACTAAAGATACGATTAATAGGTCCCAAAAGAGACAAGTTGTTCTCATGGATTGGGACAAGTACGGTGGTCGTGTATTGGGAGATGTATTACTAGACGGCAAAAGTTTAAGAACCCTATTAATAACAAACGGTTTCGCCAGAGAATATTATGGTGAAGCCAAAACTTCATGGTGTTAATATGAAAAAAATTATAAGATTTACAGCTTCATGGTGTCAACCATGTAAACAAATGTCTAGAACATTAGAGAGTATGGATATAAAAATTCCTATTGATGTTGTTGATATCGACGAAAACTCCGATGCAGCAATCGAATATGGAATAAGATCAGTTCCAACACTTCTTATAGTTGAAGATGGAACGATTATGAAACGAATGGTTGGTTTAAAAACAAAAGAACAATTAGAGGTGTGGTTAAATGATTAAGAAGTTAGAAACAAAACTCACGGATGAACGAAATCACTTCAAGCCGTTCAACTATCCTTGGGCTTATGATGCGTGGTTAAAACACGAACAGTCTCATTGGTTACACACAGAAGTTCCAATGGCTGAAGATGTAAATGATTGGAAAAAGAAATTAACAAATGAAGAGAAGCAATTCTTAACACACATTTTTAGATTCTTCACACAAGGTGACATTGATGTTGCTGGTGGATATGTACGTAACTACCTTCCATATTTTCCTCAGCCTGAGATTCGCATGATGTTATCTGGTTTCGCTGCTCGCGAAGCTTTGCACATTGCTGCATACAGTCATTTGATCGAAACTCTTGGTTTGCCAGAGACAACATACAATCAATTCTTGGAATATCAAGAGATGAGAGACAAACATGATTATGTTATGGATATCTCTTCAAAGAATGGAACAGTTGAATCAACAGCAACACACATTGCTGTGTTCTCCGCATTCACGGAAGGTATGCAGTTGTTCTCTTCATTCATCATGTTGTTGAATTTCCCAAGACAAGGCAAGATGAAAGGCATGGGTCAAATCGTTACTTGGTCTATCGTTGATGAAACTCAACACGCAGAATCAATGATCAAATTGTTCCGCACATATATAGAAGAAAACAAAGAAGTGTGGAATGATGAACTGAAATCAAAAATCTATACGATTGCTGAAAGAATGGTTCAGCTTGAAGACAAGTTTATTGATTTAGCATTCAGTTTAGGCAACATGGAAGGTTTAGATGCTGCTGATGTTAAAAAATATATCAGATACATTACTGACCGCCGATTGATTAGTCTTGGTCTAAAAGGCATTATGAAAGTAAAGAAGAATCCTTTACCGTGGGTTGAAGAAATGATTAATGCACCAACACATACAAACTTCTTTGAGAACCGTGCAACAGATTATGCAAAAGGTGCTCTACAAGGAAACTGGGGAGATGTTTGGGCACATTAACATAAAATTCACAAAAGGAACAAAATGTTCGGATTAAAATGGGATACGGCTAAACTGTTTATTGATACAATTCAAGACACAAAAAGTTACTATACCGATGAGATTGTGAAAGACGAAGTTTTAAATAAAGCATGTCACGATTTTATAAAATCACAAACAGAGTTCGCTTATATGTTAAAAAATAATTTTGTTAATATATCAAAATACTATGCGGAAACACAAACAAATTTTTTGTTTCCAAAAAGAGAGGTTAAAGATGAATAAAACAATAACAGCTGAATGTCACAATTGCGAATCTTCTTATGATATAGAATATGTCGAAGAATTAACATCATCAGAATATCCAGAATTTTGCCCCTTTTGTGGTGAACTAATAGAAGAGATTACTGAATTTGATGATGATGACGATTCGGACAATCAAGAATGGGATTAAATTGGTTATATAATAATCAAGACTTCACCGAAGATTTGATTAATGATTATTATGGTTTTGTTTACGTAATCACAAACACTATAACTGGCAAACAGTATATTGGTAAAAAGTTCTTTTACTCCTCAAAAACAAAACAAGTTAAAGGTAAAAAGAAACGATTTAAAATTTTTAGTGATTGGCAAAGTTATTATGGTTCTAATGAAGAACTTAAAAAAGACGTTGCAACTTACGGTAAAGAAAATTTTAAAAGAGAGATAAAACACCTTTGCAAAACAAAAGGTGAGTGTGGTTATCTTGAAGCAAAAGAACAATTTGTCAATGGTGTTTTGGAGAGTGATGTGTATTACAATTCATGGATTATGGTAAGAGTGCGAAAATCACACATCAAAGGATTACAATGTTAAAATTTTTTGAAACAATAAAAGATTATGATACATTATGTTTTATACCCGAAGAAGGTCGAAATAACTCACTTAATATAATAGTGAGTCAACATAAAATCGCCGGTGAACCTGTTGGTGGTAGTCCAATGGGTGCAGAATGGCACGTAGTATTATTTAAATCAGAAAATGATGCTGTAGGTGATCTGGATCATTTTGATGCAATACTGACGGATCCTAGAGAGTATGTTTCCTCTTTAATAGAACAAGACTGGTATGGAATGGTTTCTAGAAAAACAACAACCTCCAAAGAATTTGTTGAAAAGGTGTTGACTTCATTAAGAAATTGTGATAAGATTGGTGAAGTGTAATTTCTTTAAGGTTTGTTATGATTCTCGTTGATCTAAATCAGGTATTGTTGGCCGGTCTAATGGCACAAATTGCCAGTCAAAAAGGAGTTAAACTGGAAGAGAGTTTAATTCGCCATATGATCCTAAACATCATTAGGACTCATGTCAAAAACTTCCGAAACGATTATGATGAAATTGTTCTCTGTTGTGACAACAGGAAATATTGGCGCCGTGAGTTGTTTCCCTTCTACAAAGCTGGTCGCAAGAAAACTAGAGAAAAGTCTGATCTAGACTGGCACCTCATCTTTGATATGTTGACAAAATTCAAACAAGAACTAAAGGATTACTTTCCTTACAAAGTTGTTGATGTTGAAGGTGCAGAAGCTGATGATATTATCGGTACTCTTGTGCCACGACACATTATGCATCAAAATATCCTGATCATTTCTAGTGATGGTGATTTTCTGCAACTACAACAGTACAATACGCCTTCAAACAAATATACAGTCAAGCAATACAACCCTTCACAAAAGAAATTTATTGTTTCCGAGAATCCATTGATGGAACTAAAGGAAAAAATTATTCGTGG